AATAAATCTATACTACAGGATCAAATATAAGATAACTGGAGTTTTGTACCACAAGGGGAAAACAAAATGACATTTAAACTAAGCTCACGAAGCGAGTCCAGATTAGAGGGTTTAGACCCACGTCTTATTGCGGTTGTTAAATCAGCTATTCACAAATCAAAGATAGACTTTGGTGTGATCTGTGGAATGAGAACTCTTGATGAGCAGAAAGAACTTGTTGCTAAAGGCGCAAGCCAGACGATGAAATCTAAGCACCTTCAAGGATATGCCGTTGACCTCATGGCTTACATTGGCAGTCGCGGTTCCTGGGAATTAAACCTTTACGATGATTTAGCAGACGCAATGGCTGAAGCTGCTAGGGAAATAGATGTTCCTTTGCGCTGGGGCGCAGCATGGCACATATCAAATATAGCTCAGTTTGAAGGTACTATGGAAGATGCCATGAATGAGTACATTGATACTAGAAGAACCCAAGGCCGTAGACCTTTTATCGACGGCCCACATTTTGAACTAATGGTTTAGGAGAAAGACTATGGCAGCACCTGAGAAGTCACTACGCCCAAAATTACGCAAAAAGAAAAAAATGTCTGATATTGATAAAGCGGTCATTGAGGCTATGAATTATGGTCGTGCCCCTGGGACTGCGTACTTTGACGAGGATGGTAAGGAACGTATGCCCGAGCAAGACTTTAACAAAGGTGGTCTTGTTGGAAATCAAAGCGTACTTGACAAAAACAACGACGGTGAAATATCTGGTGCGGACTTCAAAATGATGAAGAACGGCGGCAGAGTCCAAGTGAAAGGAATGGCTATGGGCGGTAAAGTTAAAGCTAAAGGCATGGCTATGGGCGGCAAGGTTATGTCCAAAGGTTACGCTATGGGTGGTAAAGTTAAAGCTAAAGGCATGGCAATGGGCGGTAAAGTAAAGTCCAAAGGCATGGCAATGGGTGGCAAGGTTATGTCTAAAGGTTACGCTATGGGCGGCAGAGTAATGTCCAAAGGTGAAGCAATGGGTGGTGCAGGTTTCGGTGCGGCTCGTTCTTCAGGAAAACCTATCGTAACTTATTAATGGCATTTTTACAAAGTAACATCCCGCACTTTAAGTGCTGGGTGCGGCGTGAGTACACACATAACCACACTGCGTACCACGGAGAGTTTTTACATGCGATGGCGATTGGCGTCACCACCATGCCGAACAGATGCCTGAGTTTTCAGGTGATTTTTACTGGCTGCGAAGCGGACATCGAGGGAACACCCAATGTCCACGGCGGAGCAATGTGGGCAAGAATGCCCATCACAGCCCTAGTAGCGGACACTCCTTTTGAAGAGTGGCCTGAAGCTATGCCTGTTCATGCAGCACAGCCTTGGGACTGTTCGTCTCGCACACATGCTGTGTACCAGATGGATAGAGCCACACCGTGCCCCTGGCTTGCAAAGGTAGGAAGTGAGTTCTACCCCGCTAAATATATGTTTACCGTGGATTATACCGACAGCGAGATAGCGGATGACCCTGCACAACATAAACAGAGTCACGTTTTAGAACTGCTCGATGCTGGTCCATACACCGGTAACATTGTTGCTTTGCCTAACAATAGGGTACGAGTTACACACCCAGCTTGGTTTAACACCGGAGAAGGTGCGCCAGACTTTAGGCCGTCTCAACACATTCATTACTCAAAGTCTGATTTAGATTACACCCTGGATGTGAACCAAGTGTTTGATAACTTGTACAACGATAATTCTGGTGAAGAAGAACCTGAAGGAGATAATCTTTAATGGACCTTGTAGACTTCTCGACATACATGTATAAGCTACTACGAGAGCGCGAACAAGATATTGCAAGTTCTCTCGCACATGATGCTGCCAAAGATTGGGAGCATTACAAACTCATGGTAGGTGAGATACGGGGCCTTACCTACGCCCGTGAGGAAATAAAAGCCCTGCTGGAGAGAAACGCTGACGATGTCGAAGACCTTATATCTTCCTGAACACGTCGCGCAGAAAATGAACAAGGACAAAGAGAAGGCTCCGGCTGACTCGTCCGATGTACATAGCGCGTATGTTGACGCCACTGAGAAGGTGTTAGACCCTTCTCTATTAGAGAAACCCCTTTTGGAACGACTACCGCAGCCTACTGGCTGGCGTTTATTGGTGATGCCTTATCAAGGTGCAACCAAGACGCAGGGTGGTTTACATATCCCAGATGAAATTCGTGCTCGTGAGGCTGTAGCTACTGTTGTGGCCTACGTTCTAAAGCTCGGACCTTTGGCTTATAAGGACCCAGACAAGTTTGGACAAGACGCGGCACCTTGGTGCGCGGAGGGTCAGTGGGTGTGTATTGGTCGATATTCGGGATCACGTTTTAGAATTGACGGCGGGGAGGTTCGCATCATTAACGATGATGAAGTTATCGCCACTATTCTTGAACCTGACGACATCAAACAGGTTTAGGAGAAACAGATGGCTGAAGAAAAATTAGAACAAGAGGTCCTTGAAGATGAGGGCGTCGAGGTTGAAATCGAGGTTAAGGAAGAAGAGCCTGTTGAACAAGAGGTTGTTGTAAAGGAAGATGCCGCAGAAGAAGTTGAGTCTGCAAGTGCAGAGCCTGAAACAACTGAAGATGAACTAGAGACTTACAGTAGCAAAGTTCAAAACAGGATTAAAAAGCTAACGGAGAAGTACCGCAAGGAAGAACGTGACCGTGAGGAAGCTGTTCGGATGGCGCAACAACTCTTAGGCGAAAACCAACAACTCAAAAGCCGGATGCAGAATTTAGACAAAGGCTATCTAAGTGAATATGGTACACGCTTAGACAGTGAAACTACAAATGCAAAACGGTTGTACAAAGAAGCGTATGAAGCTGGCGACGCAGACAAGATGATGGAAGCCCAAGAGGCTATGTCAAGAATGTCTATTGAGCAAGAAAGATTACGCATAGCAAAGCAGCGTTCAGAACAAGTTGAGGTCGAGCAGGGACAAGCACAAGGCCAGCCCGTGCCGCAACAAGCAGCGCCGCAACAAAATCCCGCCCCTAAACCGGACCCTAAAGCCGAGGCTTGGGCGGAAAAAAACGAATGGTTTGGTAGTGACGAGGTTATGACTTATGCTGCGTTTGGTATTCATCGCAAATTAGTTGAAGAAGAAGGAATTGACCCGACAGCAAATGACTACTATACTGAGGTTGACAAACGCATGCGCGTGGAATTTCCACACAAATTCCAGGCCGCGAAGAAATCGGGCGGAGCACAGGTCGCACCTGCTGGCGCTTCAGCTACCCGCAGTACAGCAAAAACAGGGCGCAGGTCGGTGAAGTTATCACCATCACAAATTGCGATGGCAAAACGTCTAAACGTACCGCTTGAAGAATATGCAAAATATGTGAAGGATTGATACAATGACTGATAGAAAACCGCGCGAAAGCGCAACTCGCGAAACAGAAACGCGCCGTAAACCATGGGCTCCGCCCAGCCGCCTTGCTGCACCAGAAGCCCCTGCGGGTTATGTGCATCGTTGGATTCGTACCGCAATGCGCGGTGAAGACGATAAGATGAACGTCAACACCAAACTGCGCGAAGGATGGGAACCTGTTCGTAAGGACGAGTATCCAGACTACGAAGCCCCCACAATTGACGAAGGTCGATTTGAGGGCGTCATCGGACAAGGTGGGTTGATGCTGTGCCGCATACCTGTAGAAACCGCCCAAGAACGATCCGCGTATTACGGGACCCGGACCCGCGAACAGATGGTAGCAGTTGATCAGGACCTAATGAAGGACCAACATCCTTCGATGCCGATTACTAATAGTCGGCAAAGTCGTGTATCCTTTGGAGGCTCAAAAAGAGGCTCTGAGTAATTAACTTTTGAGGTGCTATTATGGCAAATTCTAACGGATCCTTTGGGCTACGTCCCATTGGAAAAATTGGTCAAGCGACCAATTCTACCGGTATGACTGAGTATCGCATTGCATCCGACAACAGTAACCCTATCTTCCAAGGCATGCCGGTTATTCCGCTTGCTGCGGGCGTTATTGACGATCTACAAGCTGCGGCTGGTGGTAACGTTTCTATCGTGGGTGTCTTTGGCGGTTGTGAGTATGTCTCATCTACTACTGGTGAAACTATCTACTCTAACCAATGGCCCGGTTCTGGCGCGGATTCTAATTATCCTGTCAAAGCCTTTCTGTACGACGACCCAAATCAGTTGTTCACAGTTGCTACATCTAACGTAGTTGCTGCGGCAAACACTGAAGCGGAGATTCGTGCGGCTGTGTTCGCAAACATTGCGCTTGCAACAGGCAACTCTGGTTCGACAACAACTGGTATTTCGTCTGCAACAGCAGATCTGAATACTATCGCTACAACCAACACGTTGGCGTTGCGTATTATGGGTGTCCAAGATGACCCCGATAATGCTGACTTCACCGCTGCTGGTATTCCACTAATCGTTCGTATAAACAACCACTTCAATGCGCCTACCGGCTCCATTGCTGCTGGAACTGTTTCTACGACCGGCGTATAAGGAGGGTATAGACTATGGCTATTTCTCGCGCACAACTAGCGAAAGAGCTAGAACCCGGCCTAAACGCATTGTTTGGAATGGAGTATGATCGTTACGAAAACCAACATTCAGAGATTTACACAACTGAATCTTCAGACCGCGCGTTTGAGGAAGAGGTTATGTTGTCTGGATTTGGCGCAGCACCTACTAAGTCAGAAGGTTCCGCGATTAATTTCGACGATGCTAACGAAGCCTACACAGCTCGTTACAACCACGAAACCGTTGCGCTTGCGTTCTCAATCACTGAGGAAGCAATCGAGGACAACTTGTATGACCGCCTCGGCAGTCGTTACACACGCGCTCTCGCTCGCTCAATGGCCCACTCCAAGCAGGTTAAAGCTGCCGCTGTATTGAACAATGCGTTCACTGCGGGTGCTTCTGCTGGCGGTGACGGTGTTGCTCTATGCGCCACTGACCACCCGCTAACAAACGGTGGGACTTTTGCTAACGAACCATCAACTGGTGCCGATCTGAACGAAACATCTCTTGAAGATGCTTTGATCAACATCGCGGGCTATGTTGACGAACGTGGTTTGAAGGTTGCCCTTCGTGGCATGAAGTTGATGATTCCTCGTCAACTACAATTCGTTGCAGAGCGTTTGATGGTTTCCAACCTTCGCCCTGGCACATCGGATAACGATACTAACGCGATGCGTTCAATGGGAATGTTACCTGAAGGCTATGCCGTCAATGACTTCCTTACTGATCCAGATGCGTTCTTTATCAAAACAGACGCGCCTCGCGGCTTTGTTCACTTTGAGCGGACCCCGCTTTCCACTAACATGGAAGCTGATTTCGACACAGGTAACATGCGCTTTAAGGCTCGTGAGCGTTATAGCTTTGGCTTTAGCGACCCACGGTGTGTGTTTGGTTCTCCAGGCGCATAAGTTATTTAGGTTTATTATGTAGCCACCCTACATTTGAATCTATTTAAGTTAGAGGCGGTCTTCGGATCGCCTCTTTCTTTTTGTATAAACATAATGTATTGTCTTAGTATCCCTGACAGTTGCATTGGGCGACTGACTTAACCCTGACAGGAGATTCTCATGGGTAATTCTACATTTAGCGGACCAGTGCGTTCGCAAAACGGCTTTCAAGTAATTTCTACAGATGCTACCACAGGCACAGTTACCACTGTAGCAAGCACAGCTTCGACAGGTATTGTTACTAACAAGTATGTAAAGCACGTTGGCTTTGCCACTGGCGTTACAGTAAACACAACAGCGGGTGATAGCCCGACTATCGGTGAGTTTACACAACCAGCGAACACAATCATCACTGACATTAAGATTTTTTGTGACGTTGCTCCGGTTATCGGAGAAGGTGATATTGGTTACGAAGTTGGTACATCTACTTCTGGCGCACAAATTGTTGCGACTCAGGCAGACGAAATACTAGATGCTGGTACAACCGTTGTTGTACACAACGTAACGGTAACTTCATTAGTTCTTCAGACGCAGGATGGCACAACAGCCCCAGCTTCCGTTCAATATACAGACACCGCAAGAACTATTTTCTGCAACATCACTAATACAGTTGATGCCACAACAGCAGGATCGTTCACGTTCATCATTGAGTACGTTCAAATTGCGTAATTAATCTGGTGGGGTTAACGCCCCGCCTATATTTTATAGGAGATTAATATGGCGGATGCTGTAACCTCACAAACGCTGATCGACGGCGGTAAACAGGTCGTTATGAAGTTCACTAATGTTTCCGACGGGACCGGAGAGTCTGCCGTTACAAAGGTTGATGTTTCTGCCTTATCATCCAGTGTGGACGGTGACGCTTGTACGGGCGTTGTGATTGAGCGTATTTGGTGGCAATGTATTGGCATGAAGGTTCAAATTTTGTGGGATGCGACTACGAACGCATTTTGCATTGAGCTTGGCGAAAACCAGAGCGGCTCCCACGACTATACCGTTTTTGGTGGTTTAACCAACAACGCGGGAAGTGGCAAAACTGGGGACCTTGCTTTTACAACCGTAGGGCATACTGGCGCGGACACTTATACAATTGTTTTGTATATGCGTAAAAAGTATGACTAACCAATGGCTAGTACAAAAAACGTAACTAGAACTCCTTCGGGGCGTTTGACATACAGGGGTGAGACTTTTGGCGGATACAACAAGCCTAAAAAAACTCCGGGAAAGTCAAAAAAGAGCGCGGTCCTTGCCAAAAAAGGAGACCAAGTTAAACTGGTTCGCTTTGGTGATCCAAAAATGTCTATCAAAAAAGACCAGCCCGCTAGACGTTCTAGTTTTAGAGCCAGACACAAATGCGATACTGCCAAAGACAAATTCAGCCCCCGATACTGGTCCTGTAAAGCATGGTGACGAAGAAATGAAGATACTAGAACTTTTGGCTAAATTAGAAAAACACGAAGCGGAGTGTGATTTACGTTATCAACGTATTGAAGAAAAGTTGTCTGACCAAAAAAGCTCTTTAAAAGCTTTTGATTTAAAACTTTGGGGATTAGCGGTCTTAATTTTAATCGCACCCTTTGTTGGAAAGCTTTTGGGTTAACGTTATGGCTTACTCGCGCAAATCCAAAAAAGCTTCTTCAAAAAGCACCGGCAGTAAAATATGCCCTTCTGGGAAAGCTTGGGCTAAACGTACTTTTGACACGTATCCTTCAGCGTATGCAAACATGGCAGCGTCTAAGTATTGTAAAGACCCCAATTATGCCAAGAAAAGTAAAAGGAAAAAGGGATGACGCTAAGTAAAGGTAACAAACGAAAAGTTAAAAAGGTTGTAAGGGGTTTGAACAAAGCTTCAAAGACTCATGCCGGACAGGCTAAAACTCTTAAAACAATGTTACGCTCTCCTAGAAAGAAAAGTTAAGTGGGCGGTGAGTTAAAAAAATGGCGCGACCAAAACTGGGTTAGAATAGGGTCCGACGGCTCTATAAAAGGACCTTGTGGCACTTCTAAGAACAAGAAAAAACCAGATCGTTGTTTGCCTGAAAGCAAGGCACGGTCTCTTACCAAAGAACAACGACGTGCTACTGCCGCGAAAAAGAAGCGAGGCGGGGAAAAGGGGCAAAAAGTTGTAAAAAACACAAAAGCTGCTATGGTTACAAAGATGTCTAAGGGCGGCGAACCTTCCACAACGAGGGCAAAAAGAGCTTTTCGTGGGAATACACCTCCCGGCACTGTAGTAGCCCGAGGTTGTGGCGTAGTTTTAGGAAGCAAACGTAAAAAAACAAAAGGATCAGTATCATGAAAAAACCTATGAAAAGCAAAGGTTACCGTAGCGGTGGCAAGGTTAAGAAAATGTCAAAAGGTGGAGCCGCGGGCGGTAAAAAAGTTCGCCGTATGTCAAAAGGCGGAGCCGCTGGTGGTAAAAAAGTGATGCGTATGTCAAAAGGCGGGAGCCCCGCAATGACGTTAGCTCAAGTTAAGTCAGCAGCTAAAGCATTAGGCAAGAAAGTTGTTTAAAATATAGATGGCTTATTTGCATAGCAATATACCTTATTTTAAGGCATGGGTTCGTCGTGAATACACTCATAACCATGAGGCGTACCACGGCGAATTTTTACACGCTATGGTTATTGGTGTGACAACAATACCAAACAGGTCTTTAAGTTTTCAGGTTGTATTTACTGGAAACCCTGCCGAAGGGGAAGAAGAGGACACCGTACACGGTGGAGCTATGTGGGCGCGTATGCCGATAACTGCGCTTGTTGGTGATATTCCTTTAGAAGAATGGCCCGAGCCAATGGAAACCTACGACGCACAACCTTGGGACTGCGCGTCTCATTACAACTCTGTTTACATTATGGACAGAACAACGCCTTGTCCGTGGATGGCTAAGATAAACGGTGAAATGCACCCTGCAAAGTATTTGTTCACGGTAGACTACACTGATAGCGAAATTGCTGATGATCCGGCACAACACAAACAAAACCACGTGCTTCAACTATTAGATGCAGGGGAATGGACGGGTAATATTGTGGCGTTACCTAACAATCGTGTTCGTGTAACGCATCCTGCGTGGTTTCAGACGGGAGAAGGCGCTCCGG